ATTGTATTATCATCTAAAATCTCTGCTGTTCCAGTAACATTAAGATTTCCCCCTACATTTAAATTTAAACCAATACCAACACCACCAACTACAGTAAGAGCCCCATCAGTAATGCTAGTAGATTGTTCATTTCTAGTAAATCTTACATTTTCAGTTACCCTAAGATCACCACTAACATCAAGATCATAAGTTGGACTATCATTATTAATACCTACTTTAGATTCCCGATTAATATCACCAGAACCAACTAAAGCCCATCTATCAGATATAATAATATCTGCAAATTTAGTACTAATTCCACTAATTTCAGCTTTTACTAGATTATCTGGGTCATTTCCATCAATAAAATTGAGATTAGCTACAATTCCTTGAAATAAGTTTTCGTCCCAAATACCTATAGTTTGTAAGGGAGTTCCTAGTCCAGAAATATCTCTCCAAAATACTGCAGTACCATCAGTTAAAAGTATTTCACCAAGTTTTCCACTATAATCAGTTTTATCATAAAGTGGTCCTTGCATAAACAAATAATCATTTACTAATAAATTATCCGTCTGCAAATCGGGAAATAAACCTGGTTCAGAATATAGTGGATAAGAACCAAATTCAAAATTAGTTGTTACAGAATCGGCATTTAATGATTCCTGATTAATAAAAACACTTCCAATACCAATTGAAAGTACGGAAGTTCCTGGTTGTATTACTTCATCAATTGTTTTTATATACTGTCCGGTAGAAATTCCGGTTGTTTCTATCCCAGTAATAATTAATGAATAACTTTCAAGTGTTCCACTTACGGAAACAGAAGTTAAAAATTGTTCATCATCGAATATATTTGCTGCATTTGGATCATATTCTCTATCAGTATCAACTGTATATACTCTAGGATATTTGAAATCATATGCAGGACTTGTATGTGTCATGGAAATAAAGGTTAAGATCTTACATCATAATTCCATCCAACAATAGAATATTCATCATTATTGCCAGGGTAATCCGCAGGACTATTCCCCTCATACTCTACTATTAAATTTTCCCCATCAATTCTATTAGCATATACTATATAGTAGCAATCTATAGAAGAACTTGAACCAGATTTAATAATAATCTTTGTTCCCCATTCAATTTTTTCTACTATAAGGTCCTGCTGAGAACCTATTTGAGTTAAATGTACTGAAATACTTTCAGGATCAATAAATCCTCTCCAATATTCTGGAAGTTCAATTATATTTGATCCAGTAAGTCTGCCTCTATAATATACAGCATTTTCTGGACCCTCTATACAAGTATGCCTAAGTCTCCATCCTTGTTTATTTGGATGAGGAATATCAAAATTTTTTTTAGCAGAAAGTCGATGAGCACCACCATTAGAAAAAACTTCTCCACTAAAAGTAGATCTATTTGCATTAACAAAAAATGAAGGGATATTACCCGAATTTCTTTCCAAAGTAAGAGTAGAGGTACGAAATCCATTCAAATGCATGTAAATATAATCAGCAGGAGATTCTGATCTGTTCACTAAACAAACAGAAACATCATTCAGATTAAAAGAAGATCCATCATAACTACTAACATCAAAGTCATCATTGTCTCTATACTCAAATGGAGTTCCTGGTCCAGTAAAAGTACCATACTTTTCAAAAGTAAAAGCCATTATTCATCAATCTCCGTTACTAATTTTTCGACATCATTTCTTGTACCAAATATATGATAAAAACAACTTATTGGTAAAGACTCTTTTTCTTGTAAGAATATTTTATTATTTTCTATATTAGATACAAAAATATCTTGTGAATTCCCTATTGGAGTAATAGAAATTGATATTGAAGATTCATCAACCAACTTTGTCCAATATTCTGGTAATTCAATTATAGATTCATCAACCAATTTACCGCGAACATAAACTCCATTTTCAGGTCCCTCTAAACAGGTATGAACTAGTTTTTTACCTTCTTTGGTTGGATGATCAATTACAAAATTTTTTATTGATGCCTGAAGAACTTCGGTTCTTACAATTTTTGCTTCAATAAATTTACATTTCAATAAAATATCAATTCTAACAAAGTTCTGAAATCTAGAATATAATTTAACCCAAAGGGAGTATAATGCAGATGGTGCGTCCGAATTATTAAGTCTTCCTATAAGGAAAGTAGCACGGGGAACTTTATGGTCACTTGATTTTCCTACTTGCATAGGACCTTCAACATAAGCAGATCCTCTTATCTTAGAATCTCCTACTCCTAATGCAACTGGGTTTCCTGCTCCACAAATGAATTGTCCTCCAGCAGCACAATCGTCTAGTAAAAAAGCCATTTATTTCTCCTATTTTACTTTAGTTTGAGATCTATAAATATCTTTTCCACCAACTTTAGAATCTCTATTCGCAACAGCATCAGTCACACCTTGAATCACTGAACTATATATCTTCATAGTGGAATTTGCTGTTATTTGTGCCTGACCAGTGGTAACTAGTTTATATGAAGAAGTCCCATCAATTGTTACATTATTTGCTTTAAGATTGAGATTACCACCTTCTGCTTTAATTTGAATGTTTCCTCTGGTATTGTCTGGTCCTTTTGCGATTAAATCAATATCAAGTCCTTCAATACGAACTCTACCATTTTCAGCTCTGATAATTATATCACCATTAATAGAGGTAAGGACTAAAGAGTTTTCATCTCCGCTTTTATCATCTCCACATTGAATTTGAAAAACACCAGGAGCAAACATAGTAGTCCCACCTTTTCGGGGACCATCTTTATCCATCATTATAGAGTGTCTTCCGTCAGAAGCCTGAAGTAAAACATCTGCAATAACATCTGCTTGCTTATGAATATGACCAAAACTTACAGATCCATGGTCATTTCCATAACGAATGGTTGTATATGTTTTTTTAGATCTATTATTTTCAGGTAAAGAACCCGAAGCGTAAGCATCGCTTCTTGGGGAACCAACTCTAGTATTTCTTATATTTTGGGGAGTCGCCATTTATAAATTATAAATTATAATACTATTTACCATCATAATTCTGTTGTTGTTCTTAGTGTTCTTGGGATGTTCAATGTTGGATCATTAGATGAAACATCAGTTCCAGATACTTCAATAGCACTTGGAGGAGTAATTATATTAGCAGTTATACTTTCTTGTAAAGTATCATAAACTATAGTTTGAGTTCCAGTTGTCTTATAATAACCAGCATATCTAACTCCATTATCATAATAAACAGCACCATAGTAAGCACGACCATCAACATATCCAGTCTGTTTAAGACCCACCAAATCAGTAACCTGAATCAATCTATCTTCAGGAACTTCTATAGGATCTCTCACAACTCTAAAAACTGGAACAAACGAAGCATTAACACCAGTAGGTTGTGTAGGAGACTGCATAAAAATATTTGGATATGAAGTAAAACCTATTCCAGGTTCATTCACAACAACATCTGAAATTCTACCAAAGGAATCACAAACATATGATAGTTTAGCTCCATTGTCTGGGACTATTTTTATTTCATCAATTCCACAATTATAATTAATTCCAGGATTTGTTACAATAACATCGGCCAGTTCAAGAGTTACTGGATATGTCTGCCCTGTAGGGTCTGGAGGCAAATATCCATTTCCAGGATCTTCAACTACTACCTCATTGACAACTCCTTTACCACCAATTTCTTTGGGACAAGGAGGAGATATAAGAACTGCAGAAACTCCAATTGGATTTGACCTTGCCCAAGAAGCAGCATTTGGATTAAGAACACTAACATCTTTGGTTATATGTATAGCTGTTCCCATTGGATTATTTTTAAATATAAAAGAATTCTTATTATCCAAAGGTCTTTGGACATTTTCAAGTTCAACACTCACTGTGTGCTTTCCTTGAGTCACATTTGCAATATATTGGATAGGATTTCCTGAAAAATCAGTAGATGTTGCTATTGTTTGTTCGTCTATTTTTAGAATTCCTACATTATCTGCCTGAAAATTTATTTTATACGTACCGCTTTCTGGAAAATCAACATTACTCCAAGTTAAAGTATATTTTCCTATTACTGGATTTTCTGGTTGTGATATATCAGTAAAAACTTTTGGAGAAACTGAATAATTATTCATAAAATTATTACTCCAAGATCTATCTTGATGAGCAAATAATGTAGGACCAGAATAACTAACCCCACCAATATTTTCAATTGAAGTTAAATTTTGAGAATCAACCCTAAAAGTAAGATCATATGTACTTCTACCACTATTTTTTGCATTTCTTTTATTAGAAGGTATGAATATACCAGACTCTACAGTAATTTGCATATCATCATTATCATTATCAGATGCAATACGGTCACCAAAAATACGATTTGAATTTTGGAGTCCACCTTCTTTATTTTTCGTACCATTCGAAATAGTTCCCTGTTCTACGGTACCAAGAGAAGATGTAGCAACAACTTTGTAAGTAGTATTTGCTTTTACTTTAATTGTTTCTTTTCTATAAGTCCCAGAAGAATATGCCCCATTAATAGTAAATGTACTAGAATTATCTTCTGAAGAAAATGAAAATTTCATTTTATTACTATTTCTACCCTCACCATAAACCCTAAAAACAACATCAACAAAATCAGATTTCGCTGGAGATCTCCAATCTTGAGTGCTGAATATTTTTTTATCAATTACATTTAAAACATCTTGAGGAAAATTTAAAACTTCAACGGTAATTGTATGAGGTCCTTCTGTAAGAAAGACTTTATTAATTGTAGGATTATTTGTAGTAAATCCATTTAATGATGTTACTAAAATTCCATCAACATATACTTTTCCCGAATTATCAGCAGTTCCTTTTAATGCATAAAATCCATCATATGGAATATTAACATTCCAAGTATTGGAAAAAGTTATTCCAGACTGATCACTCCCAGGGTCACTTGAAGGTGGAACTGGAGAAACCGCATACCTGTTCATAAAGTTGCTCCAGGTATTTGGAACTTCGTATTTAACAGGGTACCAACTTGAAGTTGCTCCAGAAAATCTTGTAGACCATATTGGATTAGAAGGACATCTTCCAGTTTGTTTTGGTATTGGTTCTACTGGAATTGGAGGATCAGGAGCATCTATGGACATAGAAATACCCATTGGATTTGTATTCCAAGATGCTGAAGATATTACATTTCCAACCGATATTGATGTCTCTTTAGATTTAATTGGGTTTATACTAAAAATTTCAAATTTAATATTTGCATCATTTCCATCTAGATCATATAAATCTAATCTTCTTGATCCATTTATTTTTTGAGTAGAACTACTACCCAAAATTTGTATTGGACCATATAATCTACCACCAGTGAAACTTACATTTTTTGTTATCGTTTCCTCTTTTAGGTAAGAAACAAACGAAGAAGTAAAAGTATCTATTTGAGATAGTTTGGTCCTTTTAAAAGATACATTTCCGGTATCTGTTGGTAAAATTATTTCAGATGCAGCAATATCAGCAATGTATGGACTATCATTAACATCCATTTTAAGTTTTGCTTTAACTTCACCATTTCCAGATACTTGAATATAATATTGATTATTTTTCTGAACAAACTTTACTGTAGGTATTTGATATGATGTTGGTTCATTTGATGTATCTTTGAGTACTTCGATTCCATTTACCTTTAACGAATTTTGCTCATTAACAACATCAGCAATAGTCACTTGAATATTTTGATCTGTTCCATCAGCATCATATAATGCAATTTTATTATTATTTTTTACTTCTGGTTCAGGAACATTTATTGATGCTCCAATAATTTTAATCGGACCATAAGTTTTTCCTCCAGTAAATCTAGCAGTTTTCTTTATACTTTCATTAGGAACAACAAAAGATTCTATATTAGATGAAGAATATCCTGTTCTAGTAAATTTTAGATCACCATCATTAGACGGTATTATGATTTGTTTTGCAGCAACTCCAGCAATTCCAGGAGAATCATTTATATCAACTAAAATAGTTACTTTACCTGTTCCAGTTCCTTCAACTTCTATAAAAAAATCTTTTCCTTTTTTTATAAATTTTGGATTTATTTTCGATACTTGGGTGTTATTTGAAGAACTATTGGGAGTAGGTGTTTGTGGAATAGGAATATTTAATAAATCAACTCTAATTACGTGAAAACCTTCTGTGATATTTGTAGAAAAAGATGTTACTGGACTGTTAAATCCGTTTAAATTATCTACAAGTAAAGAATCGTCAAGATAAACTTTTGCAATATTGTCACAAAGTCCCTTAAAAGTATATTGTCCATCATAAGGAAATTCTTCTATCCATTCGAAAGTAAATACTCTTCCAGAATAATCACTTCCAGAAAAATCCGAAGATGGTACTGGAGAAATCGCATACTTATTCATAAACTCATTCCAAGAAGGATGAGTAACATCATATGAATTATAAGATTCATCCAAAGAAGTTATTTTGGATGGTTTATTTTTTCTAGTAGTCCAAAAAGGTTTTTCTATAAGAACTTTTTGGTATTTTTTAATCTCATCTGCAATTGGATCATTTTCATTATTAAAATCATAACTATCCGCATTCCATTGACCTAAAATTTCTCCATCAGGTCCCCATTCAACTATACCATTACCCTCTTCTTCTTCTATTACATATTCTTCAAAATCTTCTTCGTCTTCATAAGTTTCTAAAATAGTAGCAGTTTCTCCTAAAGAAGATCTCAATACCGCACCACTTCCAAACTGACATAAATCTTCGGCAGAAACTTTAGGTGGAAATTTATATCCAAAACCACCAGAAACTACATCGACTGCAAGTAAAGATCCATCTGCGCCTATAATAGGATTTGCAGATGCCCCTACGCCACCACCTCCGAAAAAATTAATAATAGGAGGACCACATTTTTGTGGTTTATCATTACACTTATCAGTAGAAACTAAATCAGAATAAGTTAAAGAATTTACTTCAGTTATTGTTAAAAATCTTAAATTATTATTACCATCAAAGAAAATAAAAACAGTTCCTGGATTTACTTGAGCATACTTGTTTGCATCATTAATAGAAACGTTATCAATATATCCTAAAGTAGGATCAATATATCCAACAGTTATGGCAGATTTTGGTGTTGGTCCTAATAAACTGCTTTGTCTTGCCATATAATATTGATCTTGTTATTTTTCGTTCTTTTATTAGAAGTATTTAGTATAACTATCCAATGTTTGAATTTGCGCCAACAGTAAATCCAGAAACAGTTTGTTTAGAAGGTTGAGCAAAAGGATTTTCTTTCTTTGGAACTTCTGAATTTTGATTTATATTTTTAGACACATTATCTAAAATTGGTTGATCAACAGATTTAGATGCACCTCCACCATTCTGAAAAGTGTGATAATCATTGATTGGACAAGATTCTTCTTCATCACAACTAAAAAATTGAAGTATAGAATTTACAAATCCTAAAGCACTTGTCATATTTCCAGTTATTCCATCAAGTAAAGATGTAGATTGATTTAATATTGTTGCAACATTGGTTAAAGGCTGACTTACTCCTCCAGTTGCAGAATCAATCTGACCAAAAATAAAACTAGAAGATTGTCCTGCAAGTGAATCAATTTTTCCAGAAACAAATCCAGAAGAAACATATGATAAAGATTCTAAAGGAAAAGTATTAGAATCGCCAGAAGTACTTCCACCAAATTCAACATAAGAACCCAGAGATTGTGAAACTAAATTTCCGATAGGAGATACAGCAGCATCTACACCTTCAGTAATTTCCTGAATTACATTTCCTAATACATTTCCAGTGAGTTGTTCAACTGAACAAATTGGAACGATTGGAGTAGTTCCTTCTTCTGGTGCAACTTTTTTAAAATTCCCCGAATCATCTTTGAATAATTTACCCAAGAATGATCCAATTAACCCCACCAATTTCCCAACTATTTTATTAAAGAGACAAACAATTTTACTTGTACTTTTATCTTTCAAACGCAAAACTTTATTTCTTTGATTTGGAAATATTTTATCAACTATTTTAGAAATTTTAGCATTCATTTCTTTAATCACATATCCCTTTACTTGCTCAAAGATACTTTTCATATAAGAGGCAACTTTTGCTGCGGCAGAATCTACCAATGATTGCAATTTAGATTCATTTAAATTTGTAGAAACTGCATCAATATAACTATTTGCTGCTTGCTGAACTTTATTAATGTCTTTTGTAAGATTTTCAATTACTATTTGTATATTTTTAAGATCAGTTTTTTGTTTTTTACAAGGACTGGAAAGAGGAACCTTTCTCAACATTTTTTCATTACGAATTACATCTGCGGCACTTAATTCGTGTGGGTTATCTGGTTGCTCTCTAGTTGCACCAGGTTGAGAAGGAGAAGTTGAAGAATTAGATTCTTTACATCTATTCTTAATTCCCTTTGCTACTTCAGATTGTATAAATGAGGCTCGATCTTCTGGTCTCAATAATCCAGAATTTATTCTTGCTTCTGCCTCTATTATTGCTATTTGTTGATCTTGAAACTGCGCTTTAGATAAAGGAAGATCTGATCTTAATCCAAATTGATTTACAGAAACTCCATTTGGAGGAGGAGAACATTCTTCAGATTGTTCTTTAGACTTTGGTTTATTTGTAACTAAAGATTCTGCAGGAACTTTTATATTTAAATCTTTATCACCATTTGCTGGAGTTGCAAATCCACTTGTCGCTGAAAAATTACTTTTATCATCTCCAATCTTAGTACCTAATACTGTCTGGGCATTATTACCAAGAACTCCCATTATTACAGGAACTTGTTGATCTTGCCCATCAAGAAAGAACCCAAAAACAAAATTACCTTGGCGAAGGTTGGATGTAGCAGACGCTGCTGCTTGACCTCCACCCGCAGTAATTGGATACATTACCTGCGCCCAAGGAAGTTGATCAGAAGGGATTGTAGTTTCTTCTCTATCGTGCAATCCAATTATTCGGACTTTATATCTTCTCCCCCACCCAGGAACCTGATCTTTATTTTCAAATTTTCCTGGAACAATATTATCCCTCCAAGTGGAATCATCAGCAATCTGACCTATCCACCAATAGAAATGTGATCCTAAAAATCCAGGATTAAATAAAGACCCACCTTCCATTACAGATCAATCCTCATATATTCTACATTCAAGAGCATTTGGATGAGAGTCGCAATATAATTCAAGTGATGTTGGATCGTGATCTTCGTCTGGATGATTTACTTGATATTGTTCGAGTGCAGTAAGTTCATCGCTCAAATGACGACGACGTTGACTACTAACATTAGAATTGTTTAATTCATCTATATCATCATTAATGTGTTGTTGGAGGCTTTTATTGTTCATAATGGTATTTTACCAGATGTGTGATTGCCAACTCTACCAAAAGAATCTCTGACTAAATTTAACTTAGTATAAGTTTCTTTCGGGGAAATGTAGTGACATAAATCTGCTATAATATATAGCCCACCATATTCCTTATTTACTTCTTCATCATAAATTGATAATTCTTTAGCATCAACGAAAACAACATCACCAGCGTGTAGTGAAAAATCACCAGGAATAGTGATAGTACTCTTTAAAGAAAAAAGTTGATTATATCTCATTATTGATTGATTTAATATATTTTTATATTCAAAATTTTCTTCTTTAGATTTACTAAGTTGTTGCTTAGTATTACCCGAAGGCAATGTACCTTTATCTAATAAGTAGTAAGTAGTTCTAGAAAATTCTTTATTACTACCTTCCCTATTAAACTCCGGATTCAAAGTAGGAAGTTCTTTTCCACCCAACTTTAAAGATTGCTCTTTTTCCTTTGCATTGGGAGTAATAACTTCATAATAACAATTAAATGGGTCAAATAAGACAGTTCGAGTAGAAAATGCACCCATTTTTAATTTTTCTTGAACATCGACTCGATTATCTTTATAATAATCAAGTGCTTTAACATCATACCCAGAGGGAATATTATCTCCTCTAGAGTCTGGAGTTTGATTGAATATAATAGACTTTTTCTTTTCTTGACTTAATAAAGAATCTATAGACTTAAATTTAAATCCTTCTGTTGTTTCAAAGAAAAAATATCCAGCAGTGTTTCCACTTGCTTCAGAAAAATTAGGCACAGATTTTTTAGATAACCAATTCATAGCATAATAAGGTTTTCTGTTGTTTCCGATAAAATTATAATTATTAAATGTCTCCTCTATATCTAATTTCTTATCTGTTGCAAGATATTTTTTATCAGTCAAAATCCTTTTAATATGTTCGGAAATTTTTCCATCAAATCTTTCATTCAATCTAACTTTTTCATTCATAATAAATTCTTTAGAAACTAATTCCAACTGAATCATAGATTTTGTAGTGTCTTCAGAAATTGGTGAGACCTTATTCACATAAAGAACCAAATCTAAAGTTTTTTCATTATTATCAGTAAATTTTAAATATACTTTTTCTTGACCAACAATAGGCAAACCATCAACTACAGTCTTATCATCAACTGAATTTCCAGTATCAGCAAAAGTATAAGTTGCTTTTATACTATCTTGAAGAATACTTTCATAATACATTAGGCGAATAGCACCATTCACGATACTAGCAGTTTTACTTTGATCCTTATTAGAAACTACATCTAGTCTTTGTATATAAGAAGATTCAGCAGATTTAGTTGCTATTAAATTTACCATTTGTTATTACCTCTTAATTATATTTAACCACCAACATAAAGAGAATCAAATGGATCGGATTCACTTTCGTTAGAAGAAATCATCAAACCTCCCCCACCTTCATAAGCATCCCCACTTCCAGCAACAATTTGAGTATTAGGTACAATTACAATTTGCTCAGACCCAGATTCATACGAAGCAAAATTACTTAAAACATTTATAGCTTGATCATATTTTGCCGTATTAATAGAACCTAAGAACCCAGGAAAAGTTTGTTCAATAGCAGCAGTAGAGTCTGCATCAATAACAAACTCTTTTCCTTTTTCACCAAGCATTGCCATATGAGGACCACCTAAAGTCATTCCACCTTTTTCATATGCAACATGAACATGATCATTATGATCTGATTGATATGATCCAATATTTTTATATTTTGGAGAATGATGGATCAATTGAACCGGGGAGTATCCATTCCTTTTATTCCAATCTAGGATAGATTTAATTATAGGAGCTTGCTCATCTCTACCTCCACTATTTTTATTAGAAGGAGCCCATCCACCCAAATCAATTGCACGACCCTGATAGTGAAGAGATCCAACACTATGACCAGACTTTGACCAGGGTGGGTGTCTAGGATGTCTATGAATACTTCCGGTGACAGGAACTTTAGACCTATTTGCCTTCATAAAATCACCAAGATCTCCTGCAATTTTTTGCCCACCACTTCCATATCCCTTTCCCATTTTAACATTTTCAAATTGAGAAAGTTCTTTTTGAGAATATCCACCACTTCTAACTTTACCTAGAGCAACTTTAACTCTTGCAGGTGTCATTGAACTTTTTTGCCCACCATAATAAAATTTACCTTGAGCGTTTGGAATTGCCGCAAATTCTTGAGATAAACCTTGCATAAATTGTTCATCACTAATCTCGCCAGATAACCACCTTCTCCCGCTACGATTTTGTTCAATATTAACTTTAGAAACTATTAAATCTTGGTTTTTTGGACTAAACAAATCTTTATCCGGATTCAGTCCAGCTGCTCTTGCTCTACTTACCAAGTACCAAGGAAGTTGCTGATACCTCCCAACTGCCCCAGTTCCACCTTTAGATCTTCCAATTTTTTCTGCTTCAACAGCAACTCTAGATATAGTCATTTTTGTTGCACCAGGAAGAGTTGTTGATGGATTTAATGCTTCATAACTATTTCCAGACTCAACACTTGCAATTAAATCCAATAAAGGTCCCCATTTTCCACCAGTCCCACCCATAACATCACCTTCATCTACTTGTTTTGTTGGGTCACTTTTATCTGGACCAGCACCCCCCGGTTTTAATTTTAAATTTTCTTGTATCTCTCTTAAAGTTTTCTGTGCATTGGTTTCCGTCGAATCCTTAAAAGACTTTGCAACCCAATCACTAATATCACCCCCTTGAGCAATGGCATCTAGTGTTTTTGGATCAACAAATCCACCTTCAGCAAAAGCAGCAAGTCCACCCCTTAATTTGCCATCATCTATTCCTTTAGCAACCAACATATTAATACCAAGTCCAACATTCTTATAATCTTGTTGAGTTGGTTTTTGTCCTAGTAAAATTTTAGAAGTGATTGCAAGTATTGGACCAAAGTAATCACTATCACCAAGATTTTGTCCTGCCTTTTGAATCACTTTAAAAGGATTCATAACATCAACTGCCTTTTGGAACATTTTAAATGGATTCGGAAATAATCCAAACAACTTATCTTCACCTCCAACATCAGAACCAGGAGAAGTTGCCTCAACATCACCAGGTTTTTTTGGTGCTAATTTTCTTTTATATTTTGCTTTTCTTGTTATTGTTCTTCTTACTCCACGCTGAGGTCTTCCAGATCTTGTTATTCCGCCACCTGCTTTCTTAACAGTCTTTCCTTTCGCCGATGAAGACTTACCACCAAAAAGGAAATCATATAAAACACCACCAATGGCATCGCCAGCAACACCTCCTAACAATCCCCCAATAAAGTTTCCAGCAACAGGCACAACGGTTCCTGCAGCAGCACCAACAGCACCAAGGAGTCCTGCACCAATTGCTCTAAATGCTGCTCTTCCGGGGTTCTCTCCAAGAGCAACAGACAAACCAAAATCAATCAGTGCTCCAACTACCGGAAGAGGAATCCTTTTTAAAAATGGTCTTACCGAAGAAAGAAGTGCTCTATTACCACCGCGTCCAACTGTTACTTTAGGTCTTTGTCTAAAAGGATTTCTTACATCAGGTCTCCCTACTGTTCTACCGCCACTTGTAGTAACCTTAGGTTTTCCACCAGGTCTTACGTTAGTACCACGTCCTTTCCCACCACCAAATCCACCAGAACCAGCAACAGCCATTCCTGCGATAATAGCAAGATTTAAAAACTGATTTAATGCACTAGATAGTTGATCAAACTGTTTTGCGCCATCATCACCAAAAAGATTTTTTATAAATCCACGAGTAGCATCATAAGCCTTATATCCCCAATCAATAAAAGTTACAAGACCATCTAAAAGTTTTCCGCCAACACCAAGAACAAAATCAGTTGCCTTACCCAAAAACTTTACAATAGGTATTATCTTTGGCAAATGATCTACTAGTCTGACTGCAAAATATCCAAGAATAATATTTCCAATAAAGTTCTTTACCCAATCCAAAAATCCCATTCTAGGCAGACTAGGCATTTTTATTTTGCCCTTTTCTGCGTTTGGTTTTGTTTCTAATTTTTCTTCTATTTTTTCACGTCTCTCAGAACTTTCTTTTTTCTTTTCCTCAGTTAATTTTTTCTTATCTGCTGCTAGAGTTCCTTTTAATATATCATCAATTTGAATTACTTTAACACGAACAATACCAAGATTTTCAACAGACTTATTAGTAAATCCTATAGATGATGAACCTTTAATAATACTAGTATTATTAACTTTTGATAGTGCTCCCCCTTTTGCGGAAGGTAAAAACTTTTGGGCATTGATCGCCATTTATCTTACCTCGCCAACCCTAAAGTATTTTGCTTTGATCTACTGCCTCTAGTAGAAGCACTGAAATTAGGTACATTTGAAGTTGATGGTCGATTATAAATTGAAGATGGTTTAGTCTTATTTGTGGATTGTTGATATTTATATATAACTGATGGTTTTGATGGGGGTTTGACCGGTTTCACGCCAGCATTTTTGGGACGAGCAAACCTTGATTGATATGGTCCAGATTGTTTTCTTCTTGGATCATTGGGTTTATACGTTGTAATCGGCGAAGAAGTATCTTTTGGTTTTGGTTTCCCCGTTTTGGGATCGATATTTTTGACAGTTCCAATATCGATTTCAGATCCCAAAGCTCTTTGATTCATCCATCCAACATCTTGTGCAAATCTTCCTGTCATTGACGCAATATTATACAACCCTTGCCCAAAATCACCTTTCTTTATGGCATCCATAGACTTTTTGGCATATACACCAACAGGTTCATTGAAGTTATATACATCATTGGTAACTATTCTATCTCCCCTTTGTGTTCCAGACCACCTACCAAAAGTAGAATTAAAAAATTTACCTCCACCAAATCCACCAGCACCACCTAAAGATTTAAGATCATCAGTATATTGTCCAGATCCAGGTCCAGATACTCTATTCCATTCCATAGACATTTTCCCACCCGGACCAACTCGCAAACCATTTGCAGCAGCAGTCCTATCAATCATTTCTTGTCTTGCTTTATCAACAGAATCATTACTCAAAACTTTAAATGGTCTACCTAAAGGACCCATCATAGCCTTAAGATAAGTAAGCGTAGACATACCAAAAGAATTTCCTGTTGGAATAGGAATCAATCCCCTATTCATCGTATCTTTTAGAAATCCTTTTGGCAAACTCTGTACCCAAGCATCATACTTACTAATAGCTTCCTGACTTTTCTTTTCATTATTTTTCGCCATTGTCTTATATTTTTCACTGGCTCCAAACTTGTTGACAGATTTGGAAGCATTTTTAGCAACTTCTTTAACGGTATTAAAGTTATTTTGCAAAGAATTTAATGCTCTATTTCCAAGATTTGCCATATCACTTTGCATTTTGTCGCTGGTAAAATATCTCTGTGTCTTTACACCTTCATTAATAACACCAGTAGCAGATTGCTGCATTGCATTTTGTGCAGAAACGCCAGCTTGCTTTGCTAGACCTTCTGCCCATTTGTATTGGGGAGACAAACCTTTTAAAATTTCATTTATATAATACTCACCTCTACCAATAAGACCGCCACCTTGAGCATAAGTGGTTCCACTCATAATCTTAGGTTTGTTAGTTCCACCTCCAGCAGCATTCATTGCCTCTAAAGTATCAACTCCATACTTAGAAACAGCGCCACGAGACATCACAAACTCACCATCAGAAAGCATCGCAGGGACTTTATCTATACCCTTCTCTCCGCTTACAAAACCATTTGCCAATCCACCACCACTGAACATTGCACCAGGAACAGGAGCGACTATACTTTGACGTTGCTGTCCAGTTGTGAGTTCTTGTTTAGCAAAAGAAGCACCAAGTTTTTGATACCAAGGAGCACTTGTATCCTTATCAGTTTTTTCTACACTTACTCTTTGTTTGTCTAACTCCGGTTTTAATCTTTCTCTTTCACCAGTTCTTGCAAGTGTTCCTGCTACAGAAGTTCCTACTATTAAACTTGCTAAAGGATTTTTTGATATCACAGATAGCAATCTAGGTATGGCAACCTTTCCTAGTTGGAATATAAATCTACCGACAATCCCAGTTAAACCTCTAACTAACTTTCCAAAACTTGTTCCAAATAAAATATAGGACCCAAGTAATGCAGGCCACCAATCTTTTACAAAACGAATAATAGATTTAACTTTACTTGCATTTTTTTCATCACCCAACCACTCTACAAGTTTATATACAATTCTTCCAAGTATAACTGTAGTAAAGAATTGAATGATTCTATCAAGTAACGATTTGACAGGTGCAATTATTTTTTCTGCTGCTTTTTTTAGTCCTTCAAATCTCTTTTCTAATTTATTCTCTGCAAGTTTTCTTTTCTCTTGTTCCGATTTTCTTTTTTCATATGCAGATGCATCATTATCTACTTTCTTTTGTATAGTAAGTGTATCTGCAATCGAAGACATATACTTAGCAATTGCAGAAATATCTTCTTCTATTCCTACACCAACTTTTTGAGAAACTCCAGTATATTTCTGCAATACACCAGATGGAGATCTTACAATAGCATTTCCACGAGGTCCATTCATTCCACCACCTGCCGCTGGTGATGGACCTTTTCCTGGAGAAGAAACTGCTGCTTTTGCTGCTTTTGTAGTTACTATTTTATCAACAAACTTTTCAAAACTTATCTTATTTTTTCTTCTAGAAAATCCTTCTTTTAATTGTTCTTTAGATAATTTTTGTCCACCCAAAGTCTGCTCCGTAAGGAGTTCATTTAGGTAATATTCATACCTATCCTTACCAAAAAAACTAGAAGCACTTATTGCTTTAGAATTGGGCATTACTCATCTGCTGTTTTTGTTTTAACTCTTCTTCTTCAAGGTGCTGTTGCAATAATGTGATGTATATATCTCTCTCCCAAGGGATCATTGATTCAATCTCCCATAATGAATATTTATGATATTGCATTAAAGAAAAATTAAGTTTGAAATAATTTTCAAGGTCCATATGGACCATACTCACGCGAAAAAAGATGCTAACCCTTCTAAAACAACTTCACTTTCAACTTCAGTAACTGGATTCTTAACTTTAATTTTATGAGAAAGTTTAGGCATTGTTTCAAAAAACTTTTCAATATCTTTGAACTGAGAAGAATTCATTGATTCCAAAAAGTCATTCATTTCTTTTTTAGTTACATCAGAAGTTGTCCAAACTTCTTCTTCAGTAAAGATTTTATCAATACACGATGCAATCAAATCAAATGATTGATCCATCGCATTCTTATCGCTAAAGTCAAAATTACTTTTAATAAATTGATCCAAAGATGGATACTTCATTTGCATCATAATAGAACCATCAAGTTTAATTCTATTAGAATGTTGCTCATTTTTTTGAACTTTAATATCGTCCAAATTAATTTTTACTGGAACTTGAGTTTCTCCATCATCTGGACAAATAATATTAACCTCAAGTTCCTCTCCAACAGATTTACCGCGAATATTTAAAAACAAATATTCAATATCAAAAGTTGGAAGAGATTCTACCTTGATATTTTTAGTAATAATACAATTCTTAATAACAGTCTTAATTGCTGTTGTAATTTGCTTTATATCTTCACTCTCTAAAGCAATTACAAGCAACTTTTCTTCTTTAACAAGAAACGGTCTATATTGGATTGTTTCTCCAGTAGATGGCAATTCAAGTTCATAAGTTGGCGTAGAAATCTTTGGTAAAGGCATAATGTCCTATAAAAAATTTTTCAGATGTGATTATTTATGGCAGATGGACAGAAAGGAAAGTGTCCACCGGAACGTGACAAAGAAAGCATTTTGTCGTATAATGACAAGGTAAACAAACAAAGCAATGCGTCGTCTTTTTTTTAGTCTCGTCTTTCTCTACGGAGTCGGACTTTCAATGTACTTCGGTTCTTGGGGTGTTCGGGATATGGCAGCTCTAGAAAAAGCAGTTGCAGTCGGTGCTCAACACGAAGAAATGCGGCACCGAATGAATGTATCGGCAGAAGGAAACTGGTTTCTTCTAGCAAACCTCATTGCAATCACTGGTGCTCTTGGAACAATCGGTACTTCTAAAAACGATGATTAATATTTTAAAAAAATTATTCATAGCATACTGTATTTTAATATGCACCGTTTTTGGTGCTGGTTATATATTCGCTGGACTAGCAACTCTGGGGGTTATTCCCCCACCACAAACAGATTGGAAAGATAACTGAGGGTCTTCGGACCCTCTTTTTTTATCTTGCTAGAGGACCAATGTTTCTACCAACATAAGGAAGTCCAGATTCAACAAAACGAGAATTAGAATTCACTGCACCGATAATTTCTTCACCTTCAAAAACTTGAAGAGAGTTTCCAGAAGATAAAGCATTTTGAAGACCTATACCCCCAGTGGTATCTACACCAAATTCTGGATTAACTAATCCCCGATAAGCGGTAACATTAAATCCTGCTTGTTCTAGGGGATTATTTAGAGAAGACTGGGGATTTTGTTCATTAGTTGGAGGAGGAGATCCATTAAGTTCTTCAACAAAATATCTAGTGTATGAAAAAGAAACAGTACATTTAAGTAAAGAAGAAGAATCATAAGAAATAGGCATAGAAGATATACTAATTGGATATGCCTTTAAAAAAGTATATGTAAGTTTTGTTTTATAATCTTTTTCAAATTTAACAATACTAAACTGTGATTGATATTCTTCCGGGTATCTAGTAGTGTAATAGAAATTTGGAGATTTAAGTCCTACTGGAGCATTATTAGGACCACCAGAAATACTCTCATTCATAATAAATTTAATCCAAGTTTCAAAAAATCTAATCGCAGTATAAGAAGTATCAACATAAAAAGTCAAATCTATTCTATCATCATATATTCTACGATATGCGTGTCTTTCAGTAACTCCTGTATAATCATTATTAATTTCAAGAGTTGCTAAAGAAGATCCAGGTAAAGTAGCTTCACTACAAGCAAGTTGAAGTTTATCCTGAATGACGCCAAAATTCACTCCGTTTTTACTCATTATTGTTGAGAGAGGAGTAGGAACTGAAAGGAAAAGATCATAGTGCGAAGTAGTTGCAGGCTGCAATATAGCACTTTTTATTTCAGATACGTTTCTTGGTTTTGGCGTAGAAATTGCCATTTATAAATATTTTTAATCGTATATATTATGTAGTAAGGATAATGGCAGAAAGTATTAAAAGCAAATACAAACCATCATATCCTGAAAAATATAAAGGTGATCCTTCAAATATAATCTGTAGAAGTAATTGGGAAAGAAAGTTTTGTTATTGGTGCGATAACAACCCAAGTATTATATCTTGGGCATCAGAAGAATTTTGTGTAAATTACATATCTCCTGTAGATAATCGTGTGCATAGATATTTTCCGGATTACTTAATTAAAGTAAAAGAAGACTCTGGAAATATAAAGACATATGTGGTTGAAGTAAAGCCAAAAAAACAAACTCTTCCACCCAAACAAAGATCAAGAGTAACAAAATCATATCTGCACGAATGTAAAACCTATGCGATAAATCAAGCAAAATGGAGCGCAGCAAAAGAATGGTGTGCGGATAGAATGGTAGAATTTAAAATAATCACAGAAGAAGATTTATTCTAAATGGCAGAAGGTTTTGGGCAATATCTCAATATACCTCCAAGGATGAGAGAGATTAAAAAAAGAATTGAGAAAGAAGGATCAAATGATCCTGAAGACTTGATGATAATTATTATAGATGTATTGAAAGAAGAAGCATTATATCCAGAAGTAGGAAAATTTTATACCTTTATATACAATGCGAAAACACCAAATCTTAGATATGATCAACACCCATTAATTGCCTGCACCTCAATAGAACCCTGGGGATTTAGGGGAATTAATTTTCATTGGAGAAAATATAGACAATACACCTGGCAAGAAGTTGCAGGAAAACTTCACATTGTTAGATACGAAGAGCTTGATGAAATGCTTTCAATTCCTTATGCAAAATTTCTCACTAAATAGATAAAAACCCTAATATCCAATGGCAACTTATGGTACAAGAGATGCAACTCAATTTCCATTACCTTCAGTAGAAAGTAATGAAAGATATTATACTCTTGTAGATAGAGATACTGGAAAAATAACATTAAAAAGAATAGTACCACTTAGTTTTAATGAATCTTTAGATGCTACTGTTGGTACAATAGAATCTTCTGGACCTAATGCAGGAAAATTTGTTCCAGGAGCAGGAGCAACTCCTACAGAAAAACAATCTTTTGCTCAGCAACCACAATCAGTAAAAGCAGTAAAGGATAAAGCAACAGAAACAGTAACAAAAGCAAAAGTAAAAGAAGGTGCAAATCCACAAACAGCACAAGCAGAGTCCAATAAGTTAATAGGAAATACCAACGAAGCAAATCCGTCAGTAGAAGAATCTCAACGTGCTTTGGGGGAAGAATTAGAAAAATCAAAAGTATTGTCAAGAAGATCCTTTCCACAAAACTTAAGATATCCAGCAGATCTTCAAACACAATATCAAGATGTAATAAAATTTAATATGCTGGAATATGTTCCAAAAAAATTAGATAAAGCAGCAAATGAAGGATTAGGTGGTTTTGAAACAAGAAAATCTTGGGAGCAAAGAATAATAGGAAGTGCGTATCTACCAATACCTGGGGGAATTTCAGACACAAATTCTGTTACGTGGGGAGGTGATACGATAAATCCATTAGAAGCGGGTCTTGCTGGAATTGCAGATTCAATAATTGCTGATGGAGTGGCGGCTGGAGCAGAAACCACAGGAAATATAGTCGGTGGAATATCTCAAAATTCAGGAGATGTAAAATCTGCTTTAAGGGCATATTTTACTGAACAAGCAATAGGTAAATCAAATATACTTTCCAGAACTCAAGGAGCAATACAAAATCCAAATATGGAGTTGCTATTCTCTGGTCCAACATTAAGACCTTTTAGCTTTACTTTTAAATTATCAGCAAGAGGTACCAAAGACAGAGATGAAATCCGCCAGATCATAAGATTTTTTAAACAAGGTATGGCGGTACAAAGAACACAATCTCAATTATTCTTAAAAGCACCTCATACATTTAAGATCCAGTATCTACATAAAAATAAAGATCATTCGTATTTAAATCTAATTAAAGAATGTGCTTTACAATCTTTTACTGTCAATTATACTCCTGAAGGAAATTATATGACCTTTGCTGATGGTATGATGACTTCTTATGAAATTAGTATGCAGTTCCAAGAACTTGAACCAATCTTTAATGATGACTATGGAAACATTGATGGAAAATCAATAGATACTAATATAGGTTACTAAAATGGCAAATCAGTATTTTAGAAAAGTTCCAGATTTTGAATATGTAAATAGACTTCCTAACTCAAAAATAGGAGACTATATCCAAGTTAAAAACTTTTTTAAAAGAGGAAAAATCAGACCAGATATTTTTAAGAATTTAGTGTTCTTTGAAAAATATAAAATAATCGGTGATAATAGACCTGACAATGTTGCATTTGAGTATTATGGGGATGCAAATTTAGATTGGATTGTTTTAATTTCTAATAATATTCTTAATATACAAACAGAATGGCCCTTAACTCAAACTTCATTTGACAACTACTTATTTGAAAAATATAAAGTTGTTGGAGATTCTGAAACAGATACTTATAATAGAATATATAATGGAATACATCACTATGAAACAGTAAAAGCAACTAATACTTCTGGAACAATTTTACTACAAGAAGGATTACGAGTAGATGAAAATTATTCACTTACATATTACGATGAATTTGTTTCAGGATATTCTACAATATATCCAGTAGTTCCAATCACAAATTACGAATATGAAGAAAAAATTGAAGAGAATAAAAGAAATATATTTTTACTTAAACCAAAATATTTGAATATTATTATTGATGATATGGATGATATTATGAAATACGAAAAAGGTTCCGGTCAATTTAAAACCGAAACCTTAAAGACTGCAGATAATATTAAGATTTATCTGTAATCAACTATCAACCAGTTTCTGGAAGTATGAAAGAGCATCATCTTCGTCATCATCATCCGAAGAAATTTTAGGAAGAGAAGGAGTCTTTGAACGAGCATAAGACTGTTCCAATTCTTCTACGACACGATCTTGAGGCGTTGGAGTTTGTTCAAACTCTTCAAGGTCATATTCCTGTTCAACTACTGCACGAGAACGAGTAGGAGATGAAGTCTTGATACCAAGAACCATATTCATACGACGTTCAAGATCTTCATATGATTTAAATTGGTCAAGTGAAGTAATTGCAGTAAGAGAATACTCTTTCTTCCAAATGGACTCAAGAGCATCATCGTCATCCAGTAGAGGTGCTACACGATCAAATTCTGATTTGTCGTAATTCCAATACCCATCTTTCTTTACGATTTTGAGTTTAAAATTAGCACCTGCCCAGAAATCAAAAGGATTGATAGGTTCTTCGTCTTCAAATTCTGGTTGCATTGCTTCCATAATTTTATCAAAGATTTTCTTACCATACTTAAAAAGAAAAACTTTTCCTTCATTTTGAGGATTTGCAGGATCCTTTACAACGTAAATATTACTGTAATAATTAAGCTTACGTTTTTGCTTTCGAACAATTTCTTTATTCGTTTCAGATCCAGTATTCCAAAGTTCGCGGTTATATTCACCAAGAGGATCTTTTTGACCAATAGTAGTCAAAGAATTTTCAATATACCATCCACCAGGTCCTTGGAAAGCGTGAGAATACATTTTTGCCCAAGGGAGTTCTTCCCCATCAGGTGCAGGAAGAAAACGGATCACTGCAGATCCTACTCCATCCTTTCCCATCTCGGGTTTCCATAGACGATCATCAGTACCACCAGAAGTAGTAGCACTCATTTTTTCAACCTCTTTCACAAGTTTTTGTGTAAGAGAACCAAGGGAAGATTGTTTTTTAAGAGATTCAAAAGACATTTAGATTACCTTTATAAATTGTATTTGGCTTTTGTGACTTTGCTTAAGGGATTGTCTAGCCCAATATATTCTAGCAGTCAGAACCCGTTTTGTCAATCTGCTCTTTCATCACTTCAAGCATTTTGGACATATTACTCAAGATGATGTTCATATCAGTCCCTTTTGGCATTCCCATCATAACTGCAGATTCCATTACACGATGTTTCATTTCAATTGCTTCAGGGTCATCAGATAAACTCAATCGGGTATAAAGAACTTTTTGTTTCTCTAAAAGTTTTTCAAGAACTTCAACGTGCTCAAGTTTTTCTTCTTTACTCATTGTAGGGAACTTAAAAATGTTTCCATAGATATGTTCCTGAAGTTCTGCAATTTCAGTCATTTCTGAACGAACAACTTCTGATTTAAAAAAACTCATTTATCCTCCAAAATAACGTTCTTTAAAATTTTTCGAAATTTAAACACGTCAATATTTAGAAAAGGATTATATTTTTTAATTCTACGACTTACAGTTTCCCAGACTGGATCTTGAAGTTTCTTATTAAAATTCTTTGAATAATCAAAAATTTTATCATAAAGAACCATTGTCTCCAATGATACTTTACCACTCAAAAATTTTTTAAGGAGTGGAGGATGTCCCTTTGTACAATTGAAAACATCATCAAATTTGTTTTCATCAAATAAAGACTGACTTTCTTCTTTAAAGATATAAGAAAGAGATTGAACCTTCCTTTGCCAGGTTTGATATCTTTCTTCACCTTCTTTAATCATTTCACCTATCCAAAGAGTTTCTGGATCGGGACAAGATGCAAAATTAGCAACAAAAAATTCTACTACTTCTTGCTCTGATTTTTGCCTTGCTAATTTTTCAAACCAGAATCTGTCCTTACGTTTGTAAAAAGATTGAACTGTTGCTCTTACCTTTTTATTATATTTAAAATAATCATAACTATCTTTAGTGAAATGATTTTTCAGAGCAAGGTATTCACGATAAGCATCGAATGGCATCATTAAAAGATCAATTTTGCACGGGAAGTTTTTTTAAGAAAATTAAGTTCCATTGCCTCATATTTAATCTTCTCTTTCAAAGGTTTTGATATAAGTTTAGGAATAGATTCTAAATCAATAGTATTTTGTTCGCAATAAAATACTATTGCATCAATATAATTAACTTTTTGACTTGATACTATTTTTTCAATTTCTTCAGAAAATTTTGCAGAAGAAATGAATTTATTTTCAAGTGCTTTTTCTAACTCATTCTCCATTTGACCCAGTATTGTGATGTACAAATTCTTTAATGTAACGAACTAATAGTTTAATATAGTCTCCTTTATTCCTTTTGTCAAACACTTTTACTTCTCCACCAGGAGTGACCATCAATGTAATGAGTTTTTCAACTACTTTTCCAGTTAGTTCATAGTATGCCGCAGCATAAAATGTTTCTTGTACAAAATAGTTTTCAATCCACTTTTCTGGTTTTATTTTCTCTGAAGTCTTGAAGTCAATAACTGCAAGTTCTCCCTCATATTCTGCGATACAATCAACTCTTCCAGCAAGTCCCAAGTACTCCGAATAAAGAGTTCTTTCGATTGCATGAATATTATTTATCTTATCTAAGTATGGTTTAGCATGATGAAACATGTGTTTTGTTAGGAGTTGATAATCATCCCACTTCAACTCCTTATTTTCAAGATAATCTTGGCACACTTGGTGAAAATCAGTTCCTCTTGCTGTTGCTTTTTTAGTAATTCGGTTTGCTTCTTCGAGACCAACTCTTTTACGCCAATCAATAAAAATCTGACGATTATAAAAAGAAGTTACAGAAGTAATAGAAGGCACCCAGTTTCCATTAGGTAGATTATAGAGACGGATGCTTTCTGTTGTCTTACATTCTAATTCAATATCACCCAAGTAATTATGATGAATAAATGTCATTTTGATTTCCTTGCTAGTGCTTTTTGTCTCATTTTTTCAATTGTTTCAGGTGAATGTTTTTTTCCATACATAGGATTTTTTTCTCCAGATACATTATGATGAT